CCACGAGCAAACCCATCGGACGTATTGGCTTGATCAGCAACGCCGGTGTAGCCGACGATGCCCATCAGATACCTGCTTGGATGAGATTAAGCGTTGCGGTACCCGATCCCGAGTTCACCAGGACCTTGATGCCGGTTACCGGGAAGGCATAGTTGCCATCGGCATTGGCTGCCAGCGAAGCTACTGTGGGATGCGAGAACCAAGTCGAGAATCCCACAGCGGGATCGTCGAAGGTGTGCTGAACGGTATAGTTGACCGTCCCAGTTACAACGACACCAAACCCGACATTAAAAGGGCTGATGTTGGTATTCATGACCAGAGCGCTGCTTGAGCCTACTCCTGTCTTTGAAACGGATTGAACTTTCATTGCAAGTCCTTAAAGTAAGCGGGGGCCTTAGCCCCCACCGTTTCAGCACGCGCCGCCGTAGGCCTTCTTAGCAATCCGACCGCCCTTTTTGTGGGTGTCGGCAAGCTTCGTAATGTACGGAGGTTTGGTAGCAGGCACCTTCGGGTACTTCACTGCCTTGCCGTCGTCCTGAAGTCCGCCCTTCTTGAACTTTTGGATAACGCCACCGGTCGCATACTTCTCAATAACGCCGCCGGTTGCATAGGCTGCAACACCACCCGATTTAAGGCCTTTATGCGCCTTGGAAGCAGGCTTGTCCTCGTGGGACTTGAGTTCCTTTTTGATGCCTTTCATCTCGGCCATTTCGGCCTTGTGCATCGACTTGGACTCAACCTCGCCGCCCTTCTTGCGCATCATTGGACCGCGCATACCGCCTTTAGGCACGGTCATCTTGGGAGCGATACCACGACGTGCTGCCATGGGGATACCACGCTCTGAAGGCTTTGCAGCCGCAGGCATACCCATAGCGTCGGGCATCCCGCCCATCGCTTTACGTTGCACATGACCACCCTTCTTCAGCTTCAACTCCACTGAAGGCTCGGTGGTCATCATTTTCACCATCGGCTTGAACTGACCCATGATCCGCTCCTTATGCGAACGACTTGTAGACAATCGTCACACGGGCAGCGCCTGCACTTGCTGCTGTGCCGGTCTGGCTGAAGGTTACGGTTGCATAGTCAATATCGCTGGTACCCACGTTAGCCCAGGCACTGTATACGCCGGTCGTAGCGACCGAAGCGCGTCCAGCAGAGCCAACCGAAGTAGCAGCAACAAACGCCGCAGCCGACCCCGTCTTGCCTACCGTGACCGTGTTGGTCGTACCGGCATTGAAAGCAGTCGTCACGTCGATGTTGACATCAACGATCTGAGCGCCTGCGGGGAGCGTGCCAATGGTGACCGCGGCGGTGTCCGTATAAGCGATCGTTGCGGTGATCGCCGACAGTACGCCTGCTGCATTAGTCACATTGTTGTTGTACGCCATTTTTCTCTCCTATGAGGAGAGGGGCCGAAGCCCCTCGCCGGTTTAGACGCCAGGAGTACCGTACATGGCACGCGGGTCGGTCCAGCCGATGTCGTAACGCTCGGTGGCCTTGTAACGCATGGAGTCGGTTTCGAAATCACCTTCCATGGTCTTTTCAAGGGCACGGCGCATCATCAGCTTCATGCCTTCCGGTGCGTCGGTCTGCACCCACCATGCGGTAGGCGAGGTCAAACGGCTGATAACCGAAGCGCCCTCGGACAGCAAGCCAATCGATTTGATCGGGTTGATGTCGTTGTTCGCGGTACCAGCACGCAGAACGCTCTTAAGCAGAACTTCAGCCTGGAAGGTGTTGCCAGGAGCAACAACCAACTTCAGCGGGTTCAAACGGATCTTCTTGCCGTTGTTGTCAACAGCCTGACGGATCTGGATGAGCATCTGCTCGAGCGACGTTTGCGAAAGGTTCGCAGCGGTCGTAAGCAGGTTGCTGAAGGTGCCCGAGACGATTGGGTGAGAGGCGGAGTTCAAAGGAACGCCGTCGCCACCGTTATAGCCTGCGGTAAAGGCACGGTTGAGCACGTTGGCTGCCAAGGTCTCCTTGGTCTCGACGAGAGACTGTGCGAGGTGCTTAGCATAGACCTGACCAATCCGGATATGGTCGCCGTCTTCCACGAGCACTTTGGTCAGTGCGAAGGCCAAACCATAGACCTTGTACACATAGCGCTTGAGGAAGAGCACGCCGCCCTGCTGATATGTGACGGGAGTGCCGTCAGGCATTTCAGGGGCTGCGCCGAAACCATAAAGGACCGGCTCTTCGTGGTAGTTACGGGGGATACCGTTTTGCTCACGGAAAACGGTAGACCATTCATCGGCTCTCTGGTCGTAAATGCCGTCGAACGATTCGTTAAGGATCGGTTCGACAATCGACCGAAAGTCGGTACTGCGCATCGGGGCTGCCATGATCTAGCCCTCCTTAAGCGATGGTTACGGGGTAGGCCTTCGCCGAACCCGTGTAGATGGCACCGAACTGATGCTCGGCAATCTGGGCACGCACGATGACATAGGTATCGCCCCAAGCATTGTCGGGGTAAGGCGCAATGTCGATCACGCGCATTTGGGCGGAGGCGTTAGCTGCGGCAGCCGAGGTGCTCAGCATGCAAGCAGAAAGACCTGTGGTCGTGCTTCCGGCGGTCGTCGATGCAAGATCGTATTCCTGGCCGATCGCGGTTTGTGCGATGGTGGCGTTGGTCTGGATCTCATAAACGATGGCGGGATCGCTGTAGAAATACGCAACGATCTCGGTGGCCGAGGTGGAAGCAGGCCAGTAGTTGGAAACGCGCCGACGACCCGTGGTGTCGGTGAATTCCACGCCTGCGAAACAGCCCACAAAAGCGTCACCAGCAGCGGCAACAACGATAGCGCCGGTGCTGACGTCGATCTTGACAGGCTGACCCTTAAGAATGTTCGTCGCGTAGCCCGACGTAATGCCATTGGCAATTGCTTGCGCACGGTCCAACCCGGACGGGTGGAACGCAGGCCGCATGCCGAAGGCAGCAGAGGTAGCACTCATGTTAAAGACTCCTGAGGTCTCAACCCTGGAATACCGGGGGTCGAGTGGGTTGGTCAAAATTCATCCCGTCGCCCTCAACCATCCCAAGCCGTCTGCCGTTTGAGTCGCGTGCGCCTTGCAACTGCTCGACTTGCACCCGGATCTTCTCCTGCTCTTCCAGGGGCGCCTCGAAGTGAGCCTGCGTCATGTAGTCCTGATAAATGTCCATTGGAAGCTTGAACAAGATCATTTCGTTACATGCTACAAACCCTGCAAACTCGCCTGCTTTCACTTTTAGATGCTCAAAGCCGGGAAGATCATCAGCTTTAACAGGCTCGTAGCCCAGGCGCATCCGCTTGTGAATCGGATCATACGAATTGGTAGTCGATAGCCAACAAAGGTGGAAGCCGGGAATCTCCGGCGGTGTCGGGAGAGCCTCCTGTAGCCACTCCGACCGGAACATCTTGCGACGTTCCTCCGCAAAGGCAAAACCTGCCTCAGGTGCGTCACGCTGTCGATCCTCGGAAGCCCGAGTGCGTCGGCCAGCGTCAGAATTCTTTCTAAGCCTATCGTCCATTTCCACTCCTTTGTTGTTCACGGTCGAAATCCATGAAGCGTTTGATCATCTTCATGCGTTGTTCCTTGTTGTCCCACATTCCAGCCTCCTTGATCGCAGCCACCCGCTGGGGTGAGAGTAAAAACTCGTTGCTACTACCTGAGGTGCTCGAACTGGACCGCTCGGAACCCGTTACAACAGAGCGTGGTCTCGGACGACTATTGCTCTTGCCTTGATTGTAACGATGAGGAAGGTACTTTGACAAGCGTTCATCAAGCTCGTCCCAATACTCTTCGGTTGATGGGTCGTATCCCTCTTCGGCCATGGCTTTATCGATCTGAAGTGCTACCTTGGAATCGGTATCGCGGCCCTTGGGGTCGTACCACCGGTTTTTTGACATCCAATCGGATGCTAGGCGCTGCATATCGGGGTCCGGGGGCTTAATTCCCGAGGTCTCGATCTGCCTGGAGGCCTGATGCTTGAGGTTTTGCAGCGCTTCGACCTGCCGCTTGGCCTCGTACATGGCTTCCTGGGCGTTTACCACCCCATCACCGTCGCCTGACTCGACTGCTTCCTTCAATTTCATCTGCGTCCAGCGCAACCGAACGTCAGCGTCCTCAATAGCCTTGTCCACTCGGGCCATTTCTGCCCCAGAGGTGCGCTTTTCGAGGCTTGCAAGGCGTTCGGCAAGCTCCTGATTCTGCTTTTTGAGCGAGGAGATCAGGTGATAGTTGTGGCGCTTCTCTTCTTTACCCAATTGCCGCTTAAGCTTGCGCTCTTCGCGCCTTGCGGCTCGAATTGCCTCGCGATCGGGGTCCGAAGGGTCGATGTCATCGTCTTCGTTGTTGTTAACAAACCCGTTATGGACCGAAATATCCGGCTCCGGAGGGGTCTGATCGATGGGCTCAACGCTATCGGGCAGTTCAACAATGGCCGAGCCATCGTTTGCCTCCTGAACGTTAAGCTGCATTTCTAGCTTGTCGCTTGCATTCACGGTTTTCTCCCAAAACCTAGATGTAAATGTGCATCGTCAAGGGGTCCATCGTGACCTTGGCGATGATCTCGTGGTCGTTGAAGATGCAAAACAGCGCCTTTTCATCGCTTCCGGGTACCGCAACCTCCCATCGATCCCCGCCCCACTTGGGAACGCGGACGAATTCGCCGATTTCGCACCATGAGCCTTCCGGCCATGGGTCCATCGAGTCGCGTTTACGGAAAGCAAGGGGGCCGATAGCAATAACCTTGGCCACTTGGCTGTTCCACTTCTCAACCTCTTTGGTCTCTTCGACCAAAACGATGCCCGAAGACGTCGTTTTCTTCTTGGGCGACTTGATCTGAACGAGCAATCGAGCGCCTAAGGGTGCTGCACCTGGGTGAACTTCAGGAAATGCTTCCCGAATCGCCGCTTCATTCGAAGCGTTAGTCATACTGATCCTCCGTTAAAAGTTGGTCGATAGCCTTCAGAGCTTGTTCAAGCCCTCGGTATTCACCTACGAGGCGCTGATACACCTCGTAACTGTTGGCATTACCGTTCGCCAAGGAGGTTGCAATATCAGCCTGCAACCCCTTGATGATCCCGATAAGCTGAGAAAAGTCGTTCATTTGCGCTTAAGTGCTTCCTTCTCGTAGGGGCGCAGGTTGGGCGACTCATCCTTTTTCTTGTTGGGCATAGGACGGCCGCCGTTCTTAAGCTTTTGGCCGGTCAGCTTTTCGCCCATGGCAAGACGCTTGTGCATGTTGATTGCTTCGCTCATTTTCAAACTCCAAAGGTTCGTTGTGCAGCCTCTTGCGCGGCCATAGCGGTGCGCTCTTGCTCTTGGGTGAGTGCTGCGTTCTCACCGGCAATTTTTGCCGCCTCGATCTGCTGGCGGGTAAGGTTATCCTCGACGTTCATTGCGATGTCGGCCTGGATCTTCTGGGCGTTTTGCGCCACGTCGGTATCTTGCTTTTCCTTCTTCAGCATGAGTTCGCCCTGATCCTTTTGGGCTCGGCGCTGGGTCTCTGCCACCGAAGTCTGAACAAGGGCCTCGACCTCCGGCGGTACCGGTGGCTTGGGCTGCATTTGCTGCGCGATCTGCATAAGCTGCTGGAGGATCGGCATCATCGGCTCGAAGGTCTCGGCCGAGTCGATATGGACGTGCCTTGCAACCGCGGACATGAGTTGCTGGGCCTCCTCGAAGATCGGCGTGACCTTCAGGGTATCCATGTCCTTGACCTCGGTGGCGTTGATGTACTCGCTCATCCGTTTGAGGTACCAGAGCGTTAAGTGCTGCTTGGCGTGTTCAAGCATGGCCGGTACGAACTTCTGTCCGATGATTGGGTTCATGCCGTAGACAGGGTCCATAGCGTAGGCCAAGTGCGTCTGCAAGTGCGCGATATGGTCCTGGTTCGGGAAGGCTGCGACCGGCTGCCCAAGGGACATGGCCACGTTCTCGAGCGCAGGGTTCATCTCCTTGACTTCGCGGACATCCGGCAGGACCTGATTGATCTCGGGCACCTTCATCTGCTTCAAGATCCGCTTCATGACCTCCCGGCGATCAAATAAGTCGGGATTGTCCTTAGCGAGTGCAGCCAGGGCTTGGTTTTGGGCAAAGCGTTGGGTCTCGCTGAAGATATGCGGATCAGAGACGGGGACGATGTCGGTGTTGCGGTCAAAGTCCTGGCGGCCAATGACGAGGTCCTCGACCATATCGCCCTTGCGCATATCCTCGAGCCACCAGCGATTGATCCTGCCAAGGACCATCAGCATCTTGCGCATGGACTTGTGCAGTCTCATGTGGATGCTGGAGTAAACCGCGGCGCCTTGCTCGATCAAAGCCTGGGTAGTTCCGACCGGTGCGTTGTTGGATATATCAGCGATCTTCTCTTCGCTCGTTGTTACGACGCCCTTGGCCGCGTTGGTAATCCAGCCCAGCAACTCGAAGAGCACGGGCGATGGCGGATTGAAGGGGAAGGGCATGGCGATCTTCTTAATATCGTCAACGCCTGGGGCTCCCTCGATCTCGGCAACCTGGGTCGGCTCAACCTGCACGCTCTGGCCTGTTATACGGGCTCCCTTGAGCTTGAGCATGGTCGGTGAGTTATTGATATGGGCAGAGTCTAAAAGGGCTCTCAGGGCCCCTGTAAGGGCCGCAGACAAGCCTCCAATCAACTGGGGCAAACCGATCGCATAAGCACCGCGCCAAGGGATAAATTTGAACTCGATGAGCCAGTCGAGCTTTTGCATCTGCTCGTCGCCCTCTTCCCAGTTACGGTAAAGGCCGACCACCTGCCGGGACTGCTCGTCGATCATCAGGATGTAAGGAGCAAGGTCGCCATTCGACTTTTCGTCATCATCGATCGTGAGGTTGACGTAGGAATGGAAGACGCGGCGCTCACCGTCGATGTTCTCGCTGGTCGACTTCTTGCCCTCGATTTTCTCGTTAGCCTTTTGCGCGGCCGTTGGCTCGGGCTCCATACTGGCGCGGGTATAGGTAACGTCCAGGTAAAGGTTTGCAGCGATCCGGCGGTTGAACTCCTCCTCGGATATGTCCTGCATTTCGGTACAACGCTGGGCGGTGTAAAAGCTTGGCGCGGAGAAGGGCAGCAGGATCTTATCGATAGGCACGAACTCGGCGCAGGGGCGCTTCTTTTGCTCGTCATACCAAAGTTTCAGGTACTGGCTGCCACCGAGTGGTAGCTGAGTAGCAAGCTGCTCGAGTTCATCGCGAAGCTCTTCGATCTGCTCGGTACACTGCCAGTTCATGAAGTCGCGCTTACGCTCGGCAACATCCTGCTTTTGCTCGGTAACATCGCCAAGGATTTTTGTGCCTACAGGGCCATCAGGCGGCATGATCTCTTTCATGCACCGGCTGGCAAAATCCACGCAGGCTTCGGCAATTACTGGGTGTACAGCCTTGGATGCGCCCTGGAAGGTTGCACCGCCTGGAGCCTCATTACCAAGACCTGACCGCTTTAAGCCTTCCTCGTACTGCTTATCGCGCTCCTTACGAGCCTCCATGTCTTTCTCGAATAGCTCGAGGTACTTCAGAGCGAGGTCGTCCAGGGTGTTTGGATCGATCTTGGCTGCAAGGTTTTCATAGAACTGCGGATCTTCTTCGGGCCCGTCGTTCTCGGTCATGCGGACAACAGCCGACCCGTCCTCGAGTTCTTCGACGTCGGGCTTCTCGTCAAATAGCTTGTAGATCGTCTCGTCGCCCTCGGGGCTTTCCTCAAGGGGTAGATTCATTTCGATCGCCATGATTTCCTCATCATTTCAAGACGCATAGCGTCGGTATCGGGCTCTCCGCCCTCTTTGTAGCCACGCAACGCCCTCATAAGATCTTCGTGGGTCGTCTTCTCGTCGGCTACTTTATCCCAGACCGCGTGGTGCGCTAGGTGCTGGTAATACGGGTCAAGCGATGGATCAATATCAAGGCCAAGTGCAGACTGCCTAGCCGCCAAGCGATCGACCGCCTCACGAGCGCCCAGCCCCTTACCCCTTTGCATCATCGTCTGGGGGGCTACAGGGCTCTCCAGGGAGTGCAGGTTAAGCTGTCTTGCGTCCAGGGTAGGTAAGTCTCCACGACCCAGCATCGAGCCTATAAAGCCGCTTTTAGCGCCTGCTATGCCCTTAATGCTTTCGGCCCAGTCGCGGTACTCATCAGCCGATCCGACAAGCGCCTGCTGCATTTGCGGGACCAGGGTCGACATGTTGTTGACGCCATACCGAAGCTGCTCGGTAAGCTGGTTGGCTTTGCCGAAGGGTGCGAACTTGGCCCGAATGTCGTCCAGGGCTTTCTCGTTGACCACGCCCTTCTCGGCGTCGTCGAGGAACTTCTGCCCCTGCTTGGAGCCCAGCCATTCAGCGAAGGCGCCCTCCGGCCTTACCAGCCCTTCGGTCTTCGGTACCTTCAAGCCTGCCTTGGTTGCCGTGTCATGGGATAGACCGCCGCGGCCAATGCTCGACTGCGTAATACCGTAGGCCTTAATCAGGTCCCGGACTCCGAGGTTACCGGCAGCGGCCCGCTTGCCCTGCTCAATCATAAAGTCTCCGTACCCACGCTGGATGTAATCCGGAACCTCGGCAAGATTAAGCTGCTTGTTAACCTCGGCCAGGGGCCTCCACTGCCACTCCTGGATCTTGGTGGCCTGGGGGTCTTGAAACTTGGCGATAGCCTCGGCCGCACGCTTGAGCTTCTTTGCACCGCCTGCCGCCATTTTCACCACCCCTCCATGTTTATACGGGATGGGCTGGCTAAATTTCTCACGGATCTCGGGGGTGATGTCGAACCCGATCTGGTCCATGGACTTTGACTTGCTGTACAACTCGTCAAGGTATTGCTCGGCCCTTTCGAGGCTTCGGAATCCAGGATGATCTGGTATCGCAATGTCGGTATCAGCATCGACCACATAGTACCGATCGCCTTGTAGCGAAACATCAAGCGGCCGTTGTTGCGTAATGCCTGGGATAGTCCGGACATTGTCCTTGCCAACCAGAGCCTTGAGCCTGCCAGGGATGATCTCGTCATAGAACTTGCGCATTCCTGCCTCGGTGGACTCGCCATCGGCACCTTGAGGAAAGCGCAAGAAAGACTTGTGGCCGTCAATGAACGCAACGCGGTCGTAGCCCTCATCGACTGCACGCTTGATGATGTTCTTCAGGGACAGGTCAACCCACTCGTTGGTGTTCTTAACGAATGGCCCTGGCGGCGGACCATTTCGCTGCACATCTTTAACAGCGATCATCTTTTCACGAATTTCTTGCAACTTTTCAACCAGTGCGCCGTATTCACTATCAGACCATGGAGCATTACCCCCCTCCATTGCTATCTGTTTATCAAGTATGTCGCTCATCTCTGCGGACAGCTTTTCATATTGATTATCGACTTCGGGCCCCTTAAATCCAGACCGGCCCTTTTGCGCCCAGTCAGACTGAAGCTCCTCAATGAAAAGCACGTTCTTGCCTTCAGCGTCCACACGGTCATTCATCCTGATATGAGAAATGACGTTTGGATCTGACCAGTGCGGCGATCGAAACGCAGGATTTGCCTTACGCGAGGCAAATTCAATGTCGTAATCGGTTAACTTATCTTCAGGTTGAGAATTTAAGATTACCCGCGCCTCTTCCTCGCTGACCCTTTTAACCGGTACTTTAAGCAGGATCTCGCGGTAGTTCTTGCCCCCAGGTTCTTGGTAATCGTGAAATTCGGTCAGCCGCTCCCCAGGCTTGGTGCCATAGCTGTGAGTCCGGCTGAACTTGTTGATGTCCTCTTCGGCCTTCATCGCAAACTCGGCGGCATCGAGGTCGTTCTCCGCAAGAGCTTTCTTATAACGCTCATCGGCAATCTTGCGCAACTGATTAATCTGCCTGTAATCGTTGACATCGAGGTTGGGCATATGCAGGTTGGCAAACCCTTTCATGTAGGGCGGTATGACAGACCTGCTCAGGACCACCTCTTCGACGTCGGGCATCGTGCCCTTGGTCATAGCCTGAACTTCCTCACGCGTGACGTTGGGCGCGGCAGCAAGCTTTTGAGCTAGGCCCGCATCCTCGAGGCGCTGCTTGCTGATACCTGCCTTGGTGAACTCATTGAGGAAGGCCTGCCCTGGCCCTTGCTTGCGCTGCAAGGCGGTGGCCATCTCTTCGATCGGGTTGTAAAAGCCAAGCTTGCTGACAGGTGCGTTGACGTTCAGTGGCGCTAACATGCTCAGAGCGTTGCCAAGCGGGCCTTCGCCAAACATGGCGCGATCGACTTGCTCGAGGCCTGTCCTGCCCAGTGCTGTGGCACCGCGTGTAATGGCTTGGGTTGCAGGCTTAACGAATGGCGTAACCATGCCGCCGATGTCTGTCAGTGCGCCGACATTGCGGCCAATCTCGCGCAGGTTTGCCTGCGATTGCTGGCGCTGTGGCGAACCTTCCATGATGCTGCCGGTGTAAGGCACCTGCTCTTCAGTGCTACCAAACAAGCCCGTAGCAAAGCCGCGGCTAAGCGCACCGAGTGGTGTCTCAGGCGTGGAGTCGCGCATCTGCTTTTGCTTGGCAGCCTTGGCGGCCATGGGATTGAAGTTGAACATCTGGGTGGGGTCGCCACCATTGCTCATACGAACCAATCCACCCTTGCGATACTCTTGCTGGCCCTTGTCGAAGAAATTAGACCGGACAAGAGGCGTGAGACTCGTATAACCGCCACCAAGATCTTCGTCTTCCTGTACGGGCTGCACGGGCTCCTGGTTTTCGGTGATGTTCCGAATATTCTGGGCGATGTCCTGAACTTGGCCACCAATCTCAGGCTGCTTCAGAATGGATGCGAAAGCATTGGCGGTTTCGCCGACTTGCGCAGGCGTTACCCCCTCCAGGCCTTGTAACTGCTCCATACCAAGCCGTAGGGAGCCGAGCCCCGATTGAGGTACAAGGCTGGGAACATCCTGCAACGTGCTAAGGGTTGCTTCAAAAGAAGCAGGATCGTAAGCCTGCAAGTTGCGTAGCGATTGGACTGGATCGATGTCGCCGGTGATTTGATCGACAGACATCAGCCTAGCAAGCCCTTGGTTTAGAGCGTTGCTTTCCTGCGAAGCGATCGACTGATCAAGCGCTGCTAACTCGGGCGTGGCCGCTACTTGATTACGATCAAAGCGGTCAATCATTTCAACGACGCCAGGGTCTGCAAAGCCTGCGCCAAGCCCTTTATCACTTAAACCCGGGGTGTAATCAAGTGGGTTTGCACCTGTTACAGCCGCGTTGCTTGTTAGCTGCGAAAAAGGCTGAATGTCAGCGGGAGCGCCTAATAAATCCTCTTTCCATTTTGGGAATTCCTCATTCCATACCTCTGCTTTTATATCTCTTGGCTGATCAACGGCCGATTCGGTCATCGTATAAGCCAGCGGGTTTTGCAGCACATTCACAAAGGTTGAGGCCAGCGCAGGGTTCTCATAAACCTGCCACGCAGCTTCGTCAATCTCTTGGCGATTAAGCTTATCTAATGGGTCCGAACCGTGGTACTTAGGCACTGAGTCAAAGCTGTTAGGTCCTGAAGGCTGCGTTTGACTAACCAACTCCGAAAGACCGCTTGTCAAGGCGTCAACATATTCAGGATCAAGATCCTTGATGCGACCAAGCAATTCTGCTGGCGACTGGACATCGGCGATGTACTCGCCGATTTTTGGTGTGTAAATGCGATCCAGACCCTTTAATAAATTCCAAGTGTCCTCTTCAGGGAGGATTGTTAAGTCTTCGTTGAATTGGCTTAAAGGCGATCCGCTATCCCTTGAGTTGTAACGCGCCATTTGATCAATTGCTTCGTCAGCAAGCAAAGGCTTATCGGTTACGTCACCGCCGCCCTGCATGCGAATAGGTTCACCCTTGGACTTCTTCGCGGCCTTCTTGGGCAGGTTGGCAGTGAACGGGTTGATCGGTTTCATTTGCGCCCTTTCACTATGCCGCCCTTCTTCTTGCTCAGCTTGACGCCCTGGACGTCGGAGCCTTTGGGCGCGATTAGTAAGGATTCGTAAACGTCGTGGGGCATCTTGCTCGACTTCATGGACATGCGCCCAACGATGTCGCCGATCCCGAAGACATCGCCCTGGCTCTTCGGCCTAAGGGTTGGGTTGTCGCCCGTCATGGTATTGAACATTTCGGCAGGCGTGGCGTACTCAGTGGCCAGCCCGTACTTGTGTCCCATGCCCGATTGCTCGATGGCCACGAGGAAGTCCAGGTCCTTGAGGATTGGATCGCCTTCGGTCTCGTAAAGCTGTTTGCGCACGAGGTTTGACTTGGTGATCGAGCCCTTCTTGCGGTCGCCAATGGTGAGGTCTGTTTCCTTCTCGGCGCTCATCATGGGCCTGCCGGTATTCGGGTTGATCAGTACACCGACGTCCTGCATGACCTTCTTGTCCATGACCTCGCCGGTACGCGGGTTCACGAAGGCGCCCGAGTAAAAGTCCGAGCGCTTCATGTTGTTGACCTCGAGAACCTTCTCGACAAGCTTTTGCACGTTCGGGTTGTTCTTGGGGTCAAGGAACCACCGGCTAGGCATCGGCAGGAGGTTGACGCGATCGGGCTGGGACAGCCTGCTTGCGATGTCCATAGTGGGGTCGATGGCCGACGTGATGGTCTGCTTGGCAGGCTTAGCAAGGGCCTGGAGACCGCTTACTATGGCCTTGCCGCCTGCCTGCATCTTCTTGATCTTGCCGCCCTTCTTGTAGCCAGCCTTCTGAAGCTTGGTTAGTAGCTCTTCGGATAGGAACTGGGAAGGCGCATAGCCTCGAGTCCAGTCCATGTACCCAGGCTGACGACCCTTCTCGGTAAGGACCTTGTTAATGTAGTCCTCCATTAGCAGTTCTCGTGGCGCAGGCATGAAGCTGACGCCAAGATCCTCGCCTTTGAGGATGGTCGGGAAGGCCGGGTGAAGGTCGGGCCTGTCCATCATCTCGCCGCTAAGCTGGAAGAGGCGGTTGCCAAGCGAACCTGTCGGCACTTCCAAGAGCGCCGGATCTGTCGTGCGCTGAATGATCCGATCGTAATCGAAGATCTGACCTTTCTTACCGCCAACGCCGATACCGCCCATGACGTCAGCAGCGGCTGCGCGTTTGTCGAAGGTGTCGACAAGCTTGCGGAACTTCCTGGGGTTCGTAATGTCGACGTCGGCCGGGAATAGGTTCTTGCCCTCCTTATCGACCACCGAGGCAAGCTTTGCGTTCAGGGTGTCCTTGAGTTCGGGCGTGAGCTTTTCTTGCTTAACGCCGCCCATAAACTCCTTGTAGAGGCGGTCGAATACCATCTGGTTCGACTTGTGCTGCGTCGGCGTTCCAAGCATGGTCGTCCAGATCGCTTGGCCTTCAGGCACGCGGCGATTGGACCCTATGATGGTCTGCCCCACTCCAGGCGTCTTAACGCCCCAGGTCGCACCGGCATAACGCGGATCGGTAAGCTGAATACCTGAGAATCCCGGACCACCAAGAAAGCCCTCTCCGACTTTAGTTCTATCGGCCTGGGTGATCATCAGTGTCTTGCCTTCGTGCTTGCCTAAAGCTTCGGACGGCAGGATGAGACCGGACTCGGTGACCTCCAGAATTCTCTTCTCGACGTCCTTGGGCATTTCCATGTTCAAGCCAGTCTTGCCCTGGAAGCTCTGACCAGGAAGAGCCCTAAAAGCCTTCTCGGCGGCCTTCTTGGCCAAACCGCCGCCTGCCATGCTTACGAGGCCGCCTCGAGCACCGCCCTGGTAATTACCCGGATCGTCCGGCTTAGCTGTAGGTACGATCGGCGTCGTTGAGTCTGCCGTGATGGTTGCTGGGCTGGTAATCGTTGGGCTGGTAACCGTCGGACTGGTCGTCGTAGATCCCGCAGGCGGGACGTAGGTCGACAGCTTGGGTGCCAGGGCATTCAGGCGTGCGGTCTTAGCGGCTGCCAACTGGTTTTGCCGTTGCAGGCGGAGCGCGTCTTGGTTGGCAAACTGAGCGGCTCGGTTTTGGGCCATCAGGTTCGAAGCTGCATCCCTTGCTACGGACTGCTGTCTCATTTGGCCCAGGCCTGTCGCCATGGGATTAAGACCTTTATAGGGAACTCCGCCAGCAGCCATGCCGGGAGCCGCCCTCCAGCCCTGACCTCCAGTTGCGTCGTCATTGCTCGATCCGTCTACCAGACCGCCGCGTGCGAAACCGCGACCAGACATGTCCTGAGCCACGCTCGGGTCGTAGATTGCATAAGCCTTGCCCGTTGCGTTGGGCATTTGAGTACCGGCAAAGCCAGCGTCGAGGATCTCTTGGCGGATCATATCCTTTCCGATCCCAGGCTTGACCATGGCCTGCCTGCGCAGCATGTCGTAGTAGTCAAGGCCTTCCATTTGGCCCTGGGGCGTGTCGTACATCTTGTCGAACATCAGCATCCGGTTGCGATCAACGTCGACAGGCGTGACGTTAGCTCCAGGCTGATTGCCGGTGAACTTGTTGGCGTACCGGGGAAGCTCTGCCGTGTAAAATGCGCGGCCCATCGAGGCGTGGGGATCTGCCCTCATGATGTCGAACTTGCCCTCGATCGGGATACGCTGGCCAGAGTAGACGCGCATGAAGTCGGGCTCGGGCCCCTTAAGCACCTCGGCTACCGGCTTGGGCGCCTTGGGCATCATGGACTCGACCTTCTGCATGTTGTTTAGCCTGCCTGCCATCTTTTGCAGTGCAGCATTGGTCCCAGCCCCTCCGGCCATCGATGCAGGGACCGACCCGAAGGTCTGGCCCATCTGGGCCGTGTGAGCGCGGTCAGGCTGCGTTAAAGGGTTTGGGGTCATGCCTCGTAAGGCGTGGCTCATTTCTTCGCTTGTAGGCCCTTGTAGGCCCCTTGCAAGCATGGCTGGCATGAAGCCTGCCGTCTTGATGTTGCTTAGCGCCTGGGTGATGTCGCCTGCCGTACCCAAGCCTTCTGCCAGGGCGCCTCGTACCGCACCGCGGCCCATGTCGGCTAGGCCTTGCAGGGCCTGGGGGATGAACGTCGGATTCTTCTGGGCGCGTGGGTTTGGCATGGTGGTCCCTAAACCGCGTAAGGATTGACCCGCCGAGGCCGGTCCTCGGGGTATTGGTCGTCATTATCCGGCGGCGGAGGATCAATGACAAGCCATCCCATGTCTCGCAGCACGCGCAGGGCTTGGGACGTTGTATCCACGAGGTCGTCATGCCTGACCTCAGGGAAGGCGCAAAGCTGATTGACGAGGGGCTCAGCCCAAGATCGGGGGTGGCCTTCGTTCTTCGTGCTCTCCGGAATATACACCCGTCCGGCCTTGATCAGCGGGGCGATCAGGTTGACCCGTTGGACCTTGTCCGCTCCGCCGGGATTGTATGACCGACAGGGTATGTGGGCACGCCCCAGGTCCTGGAGGAGGGAGATGCCGGAGGACTTGTCTTCAACCAGAACCATGTCAGTCTTCTTGCCCTGTCCGAATTCATTGGGGTCGCCGTAAACCGTGCCGAAGTCTTCAATTACCTTCTCCTTCAGGTCAGGATATTGCAAGCGCTCTTCCCAGCAGTCGATCAGCATGGCGCAAAAGCCTTTGTCTTCGCTGGGCTTGAAGATTCCCCATACGCTACAGGCTGAGGGGTCGTTGATGGTCTTTTCGGTATAGGCGCCGTCGTAGGACTGGACCACGAACTCAAAGCGCGGAAAGGGCTTATCTGACGGCCATAGCTTGATCCAGGCGCGTTTGATGATCCCAGCCTCTTCGGGGTCGATGATCTCGGCGTGGATCTCTTGGCGGCCCAGGGAGGTGCCCTCGTACTGCAAGATCTGCTGTTTGAACGTCCCGGCAAGGTTTGCAAGGTTGTCGTAGGTCGAAGCCTGAGTGACGACGACGTCCTCGCCGTCTCGGTTCAGCAGGTCGATGATCAGCGGCTTGGGCTTGGGCGTGGTGGTTACGACGATCCGCGGCTTATCGCCCAGGCGGACCGAGAACATGATCTGGTCCCAGGCTGCATCCAGGTATTCCCAGGCTGCCAATTCGTCGCACCAAGCATGGTGCCATTGCGGACCCCGGAAGCGCTCAGGTTCACTAGCCGGTATGCCTTTGATCAGGGAGCCATTCGTAAGAACGATCTCGTGCAGGCTCCTGGTGTACTTGACCCGGATCTCCTCGGGCATGCAGTTGAGCAGGCCTGACTCGCCCTCGATCATCGTGTCGCGGATGTCGGCCGAGGTCGGTCCCGAGATCAAGATGCGGATGTTGGGCGTCGTCCAGGCTGTGTGCCAAACGTCCTCGGCGGCTGTCCTGGTCTTGCCTGCGCCCCTACCTGCAAGTAGGAGCCATACCGTCCACCAGTTACCCTTGGGCGGGATCTGGTGCTTGTGTGCCCTCATGAGCCATTTCATCCGGGCCCTGAAGGCTGCCGCTGCTTCCGGGGGTAGCTTCTTCAGCGCCTCCTGGTGCAGGGCAAGCTTGGCTTCAATCCGCTTGCTTTGACTTGCTGTCAGCATTCTGGCGGATGCCGGTCAATTCATCGATCAGGGATTGTGCGACGTCCATCACCATGTCCACTTGTACGGGGCCTTCGTCCTTGCCGGTGATCTCGTGCTTAGTCCGGTCGGTGTAGTCCTTGGGGAATCTTGCGGCCATCGAGCGAGACCAGAGCGAGGTGTTCAGGGTCACGCCATCCTTGGTCTGCTTCAAGTGGCTTTGGGCTATGTCCTCCCACCATTGCAGGGCTAGTTCCTCTGAAAGGGCCAAGGCGTTAAAAAATTCTTCGTTCTTTTGCGCCCAGCCCCACATAGTCACCCTAGTGACACCTATGGTCGCGGCGATCTGGGCCTTGCTCTTACCTTGGCGGCCCATCTCAATAACCAGTTCGCAATATTTGGGATCGTAGTCGGTCGGTCTTCCTGCTGGCATTCTGATTTTCCTTCAAAAATCAAGCACTTACCTTTAGGATACACGAAAAAAACCCCCTGTGGAAGGGGGTAACGTCGTGAGGGGAAGGACCCACAACCAGGAGACACACAGAAAACAGCCCCTATTGTACTCCCGCTTCGGGCTGCTTGTACATCCTCATCCTGATCAGGTCCGACACGCCGAACATGCCTACCGGCTCAGCCAGGGTTGCGCAAAGCTCCCGCTCCTCGTCGAGTAGCTGCTGGACATAGGCGGTTAGCTTGTCGATGTTGAAGGCGTACTGCTTGCCCTTGATGGCCTTGCCTTTTAGGTCATCGATGATTTGGTTCCTCAGGTCTTGGTTCATGTTTGCTCCTTTATCCTTGGTGATCGTTCTTCGGTCCAGAATTCCTCTTCGCACTGCTTGCACTTGTGGCGGCGCTCTACGAAGTAATAATGCCTTTCAGGGTTCCAGAATGTTCGAGTCTCGAGGATCTTAGTCTTGTACCCCTGACCCTTTGGGGTTCGGCAGTAAGGGCAGATCATGCCCGCCCCCTTGCTCGTATGGCGGCGGCAATACGCTCACGTTCTTTGCGCAAGATCTCAAGCGTCTTGGTTTGCACGGGTTCGTCCGTCCCTTTCACCGCCAATTCAGCACACGCCTCACGCTCGGCAGCGGCAACTAGAGCGGCGAAGCGTTCAAGTTCCTCAATAGTCAGATGTGCCAGTCCTATTTCCGCAGGCGACCCGACAAGAACAACGCCGCTAAGGTTTGTTCCCACGCGCAGCCCAGCCTCCCGCGCTATGCGGATGATGTCTTCTCTGTTCATGTGTTTCCCCTTGCTCGTATGGCGGCGGCGCATCTCTCAATCGTTGGCCCATGCGTCAATGCTTTTGAATCTTTTGGCAAAGGAATATCCTCACACACCTTTGCACACGCAGAACGCTCAGCAGCAGCAACAAGGGCGGCGAAGCGTGTTACAGAACCTAATGGCTTTTCGTCAGGCCCGTAAGCCAATCCAGCCTCCCGCGCCATGCGGATGATGTCTTCTCTATCCATGATTCTTCTCCTTCAAGGCTTGCTCAATAAGCTCGGCCATCAACGAGCACCTGAAACGGCTATATGCCGAGGGCGAAATCCAACCTGAGGCAACTATTAGGCAATTCCTAATAGTTCGACAGGATGGCGTCGAGGTTGTAGTGTTCAATGCTCCGATTGACCTGACGAGCACCTTCCGCTAGTCGCAAGGCTTCGGGTTGTTTGTTCATGTGTTTTTTTCCTTTAGCTTGGCTTCAATGGCACGAAAATCTGACCAATGGATTGCTATACCAAGGCTTTTCTGTATCTCTTCAATCTCATCATCCGTCAGCCCAACCCATTCACGCTTTGGCGGTGTGGTGTAGAGTGGTATGTCATCTGGATTGGGGCCGATCAGGTTGCCTTCTTCATCGAACTTTGATGAGCGATGCCACCAAAGTTCCCCCTTGCCCCCATTGGTAATCCACGCCACCGGCTCTTGTTGCGCTAATGCTGCATTCCATCCTCGCTGATAAGCCTGTGCAATCTCGATTTGTTTGTTGTGTTCAGTTTTAACGACACGTTTTTCCCATGCGTGTTCTGCAAGTTGAATTTTTGCCTCGTAATCATCGTATGAATCGCTCATGTGTTCTCCAGTTTGATAACGTCTTTGCGGTCCATCAAAACACCCCGAACCAAATGCCCGTGCCGTGGACGCAGCCCACCGGGAATACGATCGCCCCAGCAATCAGCAGCAGCCACTTGGCGCCCTGTATCGAGACAATGACGTGCGTTAACCAAGCCAGGATTACCCAAGCTGTAAGTGCAAATCCAAGCATGCCTTCCATTTATTTTCCCCTCGCGTTTTTAATACGTTCTTCAATCTGCCAGTCCAACTCTCTCAACAGGTCCTCGATCGTGTCGCCACGGCCGGTCGTATAGCCGCGATCGATCATCCACTGGGCCACTTTCTGCCGGTTGATAATGGTTGCAAGCGAGGCCCAGGTCCGAGCGTCGCCCTCCTTGATCTTGTCCATCAGGCCTGTGCTTTCCAGGTACGACTTTGGCTTTTGGTGCATGTTGTGGTCGCCGCTCATACATGGCGCTCCTTGATCATTTTTTTAATACGCTCAGCTTCCGTTTTCGGGATCTGTGCCGTGTCGATAATCCTGCATACCGAGTCCCTTTCCATGCTCAGCAGCAGGTTTGCAAACCGATCGAGGTCCTTCAGGTAGGCGATGTATGCCACGTCCTCGATCGTGTCTTTAAGGCCTGCTTCCGAGGCTAGAAGGCGCAGTCTTTTATCGTCCATCGTCGATCTCCACGGTGATTTTGTACTTGCGGCCATTCTCACCCTGGACACGGACGATCTTCTTAGAACTTAGGTATGCACCCTCCGGCGTGAGGTCCAACTCGATACCGGAAGGGTCCTTCATGAGCCCGTTCGGGTCCCTTTCCAGGGACTCCAGAACAAGCGCGGCAATGTAGTCGCAGTAGATCATCATGGCAATCAGAATGAAAAGTCGTGGTACTTCTCACGCTCACCGAGGCGAAGGCCACAGCCTTGCGACTTGACGAGGCGATTGGTCTCGGGATTCACGAAGTGCTGGACCCACTGGCCGCTCTTCATCTTGCGGAAGATCCGCTTGCAGTTGTTGGGGTTTTGGGTGTACTCGTAACGCTGGCTTTCGCTCAACCCATTGTTATCAACACGCTTGTAATCGTCGTCCTGCACGACGATGTAGCGCTTGGCCATGTTGACCTCGACCACCGTGCAGGGGTTGCGGTCGGTCCAGGAAAGCAAGGTTGCTGGCATACCAACGTAGGGCGCTGGCTCACCGACTGTCATGCGGCTGTAGAGGCTGTTTACAAGGCTTGCTGTTTGCATCATTTTCTCCTGTTTCTCACGGCGGAATTGCCGTATGCGTATTAGAACTGCTTTTTATCCACTTGTCAACAAGGGGCCGGAGCCCCGGTTCGCTTAGCTAAGTTCCGCTGCTGAAGGGATGTATTCGTAGGCCTCATCATCATCTTCAGTGCCTTTGATCCAGGCGCCCCTATTTTGCTTAACGGCTCCCTCGAGCACTTCAGTGCTTACCCAGTCACATATCTGCACGGGCATCCAGCCATTCTTTTGCTGGCGGCCACGAGTTGCGCTTTTCAAGTGGCAGAAGGTGCCGCCATCGCGCTGGGCGCCAACCCCAATCACTACCCACTTGTCATCATCGTGAAAGATAATCTGGTCGATAAAGTTTTGTTTGTTCATTTTGTTTGCTCCTGGTTGGTTTTGTTGAGGGGCCGTAGCCCCGGTAGCTTTAAGCCCAGGCCTCGTCGGCCAACTCACGAGCCTCCATTGCCAGATCGTCTGAACGTCCATAAGACTCATAAGCTTCAGATCCGTAAACGGGACGGGCTGTTGACCAATTATCAAAACCCACTGGCAATTTACCGCCGCGTGCGCGATTTGTTAATGCAGCCGCAACCTTCTCAGCCTTAGCCTCACCATCGCTTGCAAATACAGTGGTGGTTACATACAACTCACGGGCATCGCCAAACTCGTTAACGGCGCGTACATAACAAGCGAAACCGTAACGCTCACCACGGGGATTTGAGTAATCCGCAAATTCTGGATCGTGGCCAATGACCACAAAATATGAGGTTGCATGAAAAACGATTTCGTTTGCTTTGAAGGTTGCCATTTGTTTTCTCCTGTTTCTCACAGCGACTTGCTGTGGATAGGATTACAGCACAGTTTTTTATCCTCCTGGCTTATTTTCTTTATCCAGCCGACGAACGGTACGTTGCGCCCGAAGAGTGCCGACCATCAGCGCTGCCTTGGCTTGCAAGTCCTGCTCCGTGATCCCGTAATGCTTGGGAAATCCCTTGGTCCCCAGGCCGTGAACGCCCGTCTTCCCCCTATGGTGCTCCGGGCACAAAGGGATAGCCTCGTAGTGCGTGGCCTTCCTGCCCATACCGACGCCCGATCGAGGGTGATGGATCTCGGCCGGGGTCCCTGGTGTACCCAGGTGAGCGCAGAGAATGCAGCCGATCTCCGATAGGTCGTTGAGCCACTGCTTCTCGTTGTTGGTCATCGAATAGCCCTATGGACGCGCTGATTGCGGCCGCTATGGCCTTTTCTCCGCTCTCCGGTATCTTCAATCCAACCCTTGCGCATAAGCGGCGCTATGCGCGGCGTAACGGTCGGAGCGGCGTCGGCAGGGAAGTGCTGAAGGATCTGGTCCTTGATGCAGCCATCCTGGCCGTAGGACTGGATAACCTGGAGGACCTTGGACTCCATTGCATTCGGATCAAAGGACTTGGCCGCATCATGGCTCGTGTCGGGATCGGTCGACCTCGCAAAGGCCAAGGAAGACACGCCGAAGAGGTCCTGCTGCTTGCTGGGCACGCGCTTTTTGAGTGCTGCATTCCAGGCTGCCTGCCAGCAGTTCGCAAGGGTCTGGTCCTTGATGCCGGTGCTCTCGTACCATTCGCGGTAGGCGTCACGCATTGCGGGTGTATTGGCCCAGGTTCTCATATGCTTCATCCAGTTTTTGTTTGACGTTCGGTGGAATCTTGGGCAACGGCGCCCAAGCG